AGTAACGTACTGGATATTGGCACACCTAGTGATAGTACAGTTACAAATGCAAAAACAAACTTTGTGTCAACATCATCAAGTGCTGGGTTGCAGATCAAAGGTGATGGCACTACTGATGGAACATTACAGTTAAACTGTTCACAAAATAGTCATGGAATAAAATTAGCATCACCAGCACATTCTGCTGGTCAATCATATACATTAACATTTCCAACAACTGCACCAAGTGCAGATAAAGCATTAATTACTGATAGCTCAGGCAACTTATCTTTTGGTAGTGTAGGTAAAGTACTGCAAGTTGTTCATGCTGAGTATTCAACACAAGCAGTTACAACCTCTTCAAGTTTTGTTGCTACTGGCTTAACAGTAACAATAACACCAAGTGCAACATCACATAAGGTTTTATTATTTATGAGTGCAAATGTGTATCATGGAACTGGTGGTGCTATGTCTTATGTAACATTACATAGAGGAGATGCTTCAGGAACAAATTTAGGTAATGGTAATCAAGGTTTTGGTGCGGCTCATAATGCCGCTTATGCAGATAAAAATACTGTATCTGCTACAGTTTTAGATAGTCCAAGCACAACATCTGCACAAACTTATACTGTTTCAATACTTTTACAAGGTAGTGGGTACTCATATTTAAATGTTAATGGTGAAAAATCAACTTTAACTGCAATGGAAATAGAGGCATAAATTATGGAAAATTCTATTATAGAATCAATATTAGAAATAAATCCAAAAGCTATAGTATCTATAGAAGATAATGATGTAAAAAAAATAAAATGGCTTGAAGACACAAAACCAATAGCTGAAAAAGATATACTTGCTAAAGAAAAAGAACTAAAAACTGTTTATGAAAATAATAAATATCAACGAGAAAGAGCAGAAGCCTATCCATCTATAGCAGACCAATTAGATGACTTATATCATAATGGTATTGATGGTTGGAAAAAAACTATCAAAGCAGTAAAAGATAAGTACCCAAAGGAGTAAATTATGCCTTTAGTAAAAACACAAGCAGAAGGAATAAACTTAGCAGATACGTTTGCTTTTACTGGAACTGTAAGTGGTGCTGGTGGTATTGAATCAGCACAATCATTTAGATTAAGTCAAGATGTTAATGGAACTGGCAGTTTGCAAACGTTTACACCATTTGAAGAAGCAGACACACAATATACAAGAGTTGGGAGTGCAAATTGGACAGTAAGTTCAGGTGTTTTTAGCGTTGCACAAACTGGCACATATTTATGTAACTATCATGTACAAGTTAATAATAGTGGTGCGGGAGATGCATTTGATTTAAATATACAAATAAGTACAAATAGTGGAGGTGCTTATACTCTTAGAAGTAGATGTTGGGCATATAGTGGTTCAAATTATGAAAATGCAAGCAATACATTTATTTTTACTGTCTCAACAACGAGTAGTTTTAGATTAAGAATGGTATCTGGTATGTCAAATGCTATTGCTTCAACTACTGCTATACTTGGTGGTAGCAATGAAAACCAAACTGGAATAACATTTGTTAAATTAGCATAAGGTAAAAAATGTCTAAACCTTCTATTCAAAGTATAAATTTAAAATTAGAAAAACATATAGCTGTAAGTGATGAAAGATTTATAGAATTATTAAGTAGGGTTAAAAGATTAGAGCATATAATGATAGGCACATCTGGCACAGCAATAGTAATGCTAATAGGTTTACTCGTGAGGTAATATGGTAGTTGCAGAAATTCTTACTGGTATTGCTCTAGTTCAAAAATCAGTAGAGTTTATAAAGAGCAACATAGCCACAGCAAAAGATATAAAAGACATAGCCAAGCAGATTGATGGGTTCTTTGAAGGCGAAGAACAAATGAATAAGAAGCAAGGCAAGGGCATGGGGATTGCTCAACAGTTTGGCATAGAATCAACAGCATCAGATTTTATAGATAGAAAACTTTTAGAAGAACAGCGATATGAATTGAAGTTGCTGATTAATGATAGGTTTGGTTATGGCACTTGGGAGCAAATATTAGCTGAAAGAGCCGAGAAAATAAAACAAGCAAAAGAAGCACAAAGACAGGCTAAATTAAAAGCTAAGAAACAAAGAGAAGAAATATGGGAAGCACTTAAATGGGTTGCCTTTATCTTGCTTGGGGTAGGTGTAACTATTTTGCTTTTAGTTTTTGCTTTAAAAGCGTTTGCTACAGAATTAGTTTATGAATACAAACCTAGAGATTATTCAAGACAACAAAAAGAATGGAGAAATCCAGACCCAAAAAAATATACAACTTGTAGACTAAAGAAAAGAATAACCTCAAAATATACAAATAAAAAAGCGTGTATTTATGAAGGTGGTAACAAGACTTTTACAATGATGATTGAAACTTGGTGTCCAAAAAAATATAAATGTGTTTACGACCCAAATGGCACAGAACCAGATATTGATAAAGTTATGGAAAGTTTAAGGAGCATAAAAGAATGATTACAGCTTTTATGTTATATTGTGCAATGCAACCAAGCCAGATGAATGAAGCAAAGATTTATTTCAAATCTATAAATGATTGTACATATTACGCTGAAAAATTAAGTGGTCAGCAATTTATGTCAGAAAATGGCAACCAGACATATGAATGTCATTGTAAATTAGTACCAAGTATTAACCCAGACAAAGTAAAGGTGTATTAATGCAAAAAAAATTACAAAAAGGCTCAATATTAGATGAATATGATTTAGATGGTGATAATGAAATTACAAACGAAGAATTACAAAGAGCCAAAGAAATTAAAGAAACTGAAACTAAATTAAGAAAAAATCTAGCACAATTAAGAATGGCAAGATATACTTTGATAGGTATGGGAGTATTTACAGTTGCTTTATTTTTTGTTCCTATAGAAAGAGTAAATGCTTTAAGTGATGTATCGAACTTGCTTTATATTTCTGGCAGTTCAATAGTCGGTTTCTATATGGGTTCTAATGCTTATATGGCAAAGAATGGGGTTAAATAATGAATTTAGAAGAATTAAAAGAACATATTAAGTTTGAAGAAGGTGTAAAGCTAAATGATAATGGTGAACACATTTTGTATAACGATTCACTTGGATATAAAACTTTAGGTATCGGACATTTGGTAAAAGCTACAGACCCAGAAAACGAAATGGAAGTTGGAACTGTTGTATCACAAGAAAGAGTTGATGAATGTTTTGAAGCTGATTTATATGTAGCCATAAATGATATGGAAAAATTTACAGAAGATATGAATGTAGATGAAAATGTAAAAGAATGTGTAACACATATGGTATTTCAATTAGGTTTACCCAGATTAAATAAATTCAAAAATTTTAAACAGGCTTTATTAGATGGAGATATTGAAACTGCACAAGCCGAGATGAAAGACAGTTTATGGTACAGACAAACAACAAATAGAGCAGATAGATTAATTGAAAAATTAGGAAAAAGTTTATGATTGCTAGTTTATTACCAGTTGCTTCAAAGTTACTTGGCAAATTTATTGAGGATAAAGACACAAAAAATAAACTTGCACATGAAATAGCGACTATGGCTGAAAAACACGCCCAAGCGTTAGCTATGGAGCAAATAAAGGTAAATATAGAGGAAGCTAAAGGTAACTGGTTTCAAAGTTCTTGGCGTCCATTGATAGGTTGGATATGTGGATTGTCTTTAGCCATAAATTATATGGTTTCACCAATTTTAGCGGGATTTGGTATTATTATTCCACAGGCTGATATGTCGGTAATGATGCCATTATTGTTTGGTATGTTAGGAATAGCGGGTATGCGATCATATGACAAAACTAAAAAGGTGGACACAAAACAATGACAAAATTTTATATGAAGCTATATGACTTCTTTACAAGCATAGCCAATTATTTTTGGAAAAAAGCATTGCAACCGAAAAAAGAAAGGGTTTATCATGGCACTAACACAAAAACAAAAAAAATTACCAAAAGCACTTCAAGAAGCAATTCTAAAAAGTCAAAAAAAAGGTAAGAAAAAAAAGAAAGGAAAAAAATAATGCCATATCATACTGGAAAAGGTTCACATTCTAAGGGAATGAAAAAGAAGAAAAAGAACAAAAGAATGAAGATAAAGAAGAAAAAGTAAATGGTTCTAGTAAAATCTATCAAAAAATTTACAGCTAAGTTAAATAAAACTCAAAAGAAAGCTATGAATAAACACGCTAGGCATCATTCATTGAAACATATGAAGCAAATGGCAAAAGACCTAGAAGATGGAAAAACATTTGGTCAAGCACATAGACGAGCCATTAGGAAAGTCGGAGTATGACAGGTTTTACAACTACAGCTACTATTATTGAATTAATAGGTAAAAGACCTATAAAATCAAAAAGAAGAAGAACCAGAAAGAACAAAATGCCCTTTAAAGGCAGTTTAAAGGCGGTACAGCGACTTTTGCCCACTAGAAGGATAAAGTACTAGGTGTAATCCTCAACACCTCACAGGAATGTTTTTTTCAATGATTTGTTTGATTTGATCTAAACATTCAGTTAAACCCCCCTTGACCACAAAGTGAGGTGTACCAAGTGCTTTCGATTGTACCGCCCACAATTTTTGAGAATCAGACAACCTACCCTTTTCATTTTTCAGTTCAATATAAAGAACCCGCCCTTCTGGATATTCAATAATTATATCTGGACACCCAGATTTCAAACCCATTTTTTTCATCTTTGCATGATAGGATATAGACCTTTTACCCTCATTAGGCACATGAAAATGTCTAAAAAAATAATATTTACCTAGATC